TTGAACAATCCTTTAATTCTTATCACAGATAAAAGAATCCAGCATGTAAAAGAGATGCTTCCATTATTGGAATCAGTATCACAACAAAATAAAGACTTACTTATCATTGCAGATGATATTGACGGAGAAGCTTTATCAACACTTGTTGTAAATAAGATGAGAGGTATCTTGAGAGTAGTAGCAGTTAAAGCTCCTGAGTTTGGAGACAAAAAGAAAGCTATGCTTGAAGACATTGCAGCTCTAACAGGGGGTACAGTTGTATCGGAAGAGAAAGGAATGAAGCTAGACAAATTTGATTTACAATGGTTTGGTAAGTCTAGAAAAGTTACAGTAGGTAAAGATGATACTACCATTGTAGATGGTAAAGGAACTGAAGAAGCTATTGCAGAGAGAATTGATCAATTAAAAGAGCAAATCGAGAATACAGTTTCACCTTACGAGATTGAGATCTTACAAGACAGATTAGCAAAACTTATTGGAGGAGTAGCTATGATTCATGTTGGAGGTCATACAGAAGTTGAAATGAAAGAGAAGAAAGATAGAGTAGATGATGCTCTTCATGCAACTAAAGCAGCTTTACAAGAAGGTATCTTACCAGGGGGAGGAATTGCCTTACTAAATGCTTCTTTCCACTTAACAGAAAATCCATTAGTAGCTCATCATCCAGATCAGCAAAAAGGATTTAATATCATAATCAAAGCACTTCAGAAGCCTTTCAAACAAATCTTATTGAATGCAGGAGAGACGGCAGAGATTATTGAAGAGAGAGTAGTATATGTATCTGACAATACTAAATGGACTGGATTCAATCCAAGAACAGGAGAGTATGTTGATATGTTAGAGGAAGGTATTATTGATCCAACTAAAGTAACAAGACTAGCTTTAGAGAATGCAGCATCAGTTGCAGGAACAATGTTAATCACAGAGTGTGTTATAACAAATATAAAACCAAAAGATGAACAAGGAGCAGGAATCGATCCTTCTCAGTTCATGTAATATTAATTTAAAATAAACAAAAATGAACAAGCAAGAATTATTCGAACAAATCGATGGATTGTATCAAAGTTTCGTAGCCGCACACAACGGTACAACTAAAAAATCGCAAGCACAAGCTAGAAAGCAAATCGGAGAGGTTAAGAAATTAATCACAGATTACAGAAAAGCTTCAACAGCAGAGAGTAAATAAGAAGGGACCGAGAGGGGAGGGGGCGTCAAAACCTCCTCACCGAAGGTGTCACGCGCAAATTTTATTAATCACCCGCCCAAGGAGGGGGGACAAAACAAAACATTATGACAGGAATTGAGATTATTATTCTAATTGTAGTAGTAGTTATCGTAGCAGGAGCAATTGGAGCGTTCCTAACAAGAGAACAGAAGTCATTAGCAGAAATGACTAAAGACTACTACAACAACGAAGAGGCACAAGAAGTAGTAGAACTAGCACAGGAACTATACAACAAGGACTTACGTCCAATTGTAACTAAGAAAGCACCTAAGAAAGAAAAGGTAGAAGAAGTAATACCAGAAGGGATTGTAGAAGAGCCAGTTAAGAAAGAACCAAAGCCAGAGTTTCCTATTGACAAGCCAAAGAAAAAAAGAAAGTACTACCCTAAGAAAAAATAATACGTAAAGTATATGTCAGACTCAATAAAAAAATATCAAGAGTTACTAGAAGAAGGTAGAACGTTTACCGTTACATCACACCAGAAAAGTACTATGACCATCATAGAGATACTTCGTGCTTCAGATTGTGCCGGTAATATGAAAACTCTTTTAGAAAGAGCAACAGACATATGCAAAAAAGGTCCGAACCTTACCCCGGCCACTGTATTTCAAATTGCAGGCGAGGAGGCAAAGGTAGACGAGTTATGTGGTAAAGAAAAACAAGAACAATGGAACAACAACCAAGAATGAATCTATCGATTGATCAAACCCTGCCGGTAGAATGCGAGAAATGTAATCATACATTTTTTGAAGAAGCCCTTCACATTAGAAAGGCAAGTGGAATCCTTACAGGAACAGGGCAAACAACCTACATGCCTATTCCGGTATTTGCGTGCAAGGCCTGCGGCCATGTCAACACTGAGTTCCTTCCAAAGGAATTAAAGCATATGAATATAGGAGAGTAAGAAAGACTCTACTTAAACTTCTCAAGAGGCCATTCGGCCTCTTTTTTTTGTGCTATTTATATCAAAGAGTTACTATAAAATTTTGTTATTACTAATTGGTTACACACTAACTAACTTAAAAAATATTTTATGGGATTTTTCAGTATCTTTAAAAAATCAAATGATTATAACGAAAAAGTTATAATTGGGTTTTTATCATTCACAGTAATGGTAGGAGCTATTGTAGTAGACCTTGTAACAGGTTACATGGGTAAAGCATTAGAATTAAACGAATACATCTTTGATGCATTCATGTACATCACATTAGGTTCATTCCTTCCAGATGTATTAGAGAAGTTTGCAGCAATGAAAAACGGAAACAAATCAAATAACGAAGAATAAAAATTAGATTATGAGCTTAAAAAGTTTACAAGAAAAGATCGGAGTAGCTGCAGATGGAGCTTTCGGTCCTGGAACAATGAAAAAAGCAATGGAGTTTTACAAACTAACACCAGTTAGAGCGGCTCACTTCTTTGCACAAACGTCACACGAAACAGGAGGATTTAAAGCATTCTCAGAAAACTTAAACTATTCAGCACAAGGACTTCAAGGTATCTTTGGAAAATACTTTCCTGGTAACTTAGAAGAGTCTTACGCTAGAAATCCTGAAAAGATTGCCAATAGAGTTTACGCATCAAGAATGGGTAACGGAGATGAAAAATCAGGAGATGGTTTTAAATTTAGAGGAAGAGGTGCTCTTCAATTAACTGGTAAAGATAACTACGCAGCATTTGCTAAGTATTTAAACAAACCAGAAATTATGACTAATCCAGATCTAGTAGCAACGACTTATTCTTTTGAATCAGCAATGTTCTTCTTTGACAAAAACAAATTGTGGGAGATATGCGACAAAGGAATTAACGATGCAGCCATATTAGCTCTTACGAAAAGAATTAACGGTGGTACTCACGGGTTAGAAGACAGAAATCAAAAAACTAAAAAGTACTACGAATACGTTAAATAGTAAACTATAAGATGAAGACTTCACTTTTAATTACATTATCATTGACAACAGCATGCGCATTTATAGGTTCATACTTTATGAATCTAACAGCAGAAAACATCGAACAATACCTTTCAGTAGCATTTGTAATATTTGCTGACGGGTTCTTTGGTGTATGGGCTGGAGTTAAAAGAGAAGGATTCAGAACTTATAAAGCATTAAGTGTACTAAGAACATTTGTATTTTGGGTAGTAATGCTTTCAGCTATATTAACAATAGAAAAAGGATTCACTGGAACAGGTTGGTTAAGCGAGACAATTATGGCTCCCTTCCTAGTGTTCCAGTTAATTTCTATTCTAAAAAATGCCTCAATGGTAGGTGTGGTAAAAAACGAATTACTTACTCAGATATTGGATAAGTTAGATAAACACAAAGGAGATAGAGATGTTGCTAAATAAACAAAACATTCTTATATTAATTGTTATTGCACTATTAGGTTATAACATTTTTACTACAAACAGTATTAGAACTGATGTAAAAGGTTACGAAATGAGAATCGACTCAGTACAGACCAAAATAGATTCAGCACAAGTAATTAATAAACAAATCGATGTTAAAATCGATTCAGTAAAAGAAAATGTAGTTTCTATTACAAAAGAAATACATCACATAGATAATACCATAACAATTGTAAAAAAACAAACAGATGAAAAAATTAATACTGTTGATAAGTTTTCTAACGCTGAGCTTGAATTCTTTTTCACAAACAGATACAACCAAGGTAACACTACCAACTAAGGTAGTAAGACTAGCAGCAAAAGATTTAATTAAATATGATGGATGTAAGTTAGAATTAAAACTTACTCAAGATAAAGTAATTAAATTACAAGAAAGAGAAGTACAGAAAGATACTATCATTAATTTTCTAACTGTTAAAGACAAAAACAATCAATTCATTATTGGTCAGAAAGATGTTCAAATTGGAGAATATAAAGGCATGACTGATGATTTAAAGAAAGAATTAAAAAGTCAAAGGAATAAAACCTTCTGGTATAAGGTACTAGCTTTTGTGAGTTTATCCACAACAGTATTTTTTGTAAAATAAATAAATTAAGGCTTGTTTTTACAGGCCTTTTTTCATATATTATAGTTATATAAAAATGTTATTATGAACGATAGAGAAGCAACCTTTACTATTGATAAAGAAGAATTCAAAAAAGAATTAGTCAACCATCCTAAACATTACGGAGGAAAGGATAATCCATACGAAGCCATAAAAGTTATCGAAGCCTGGAACTTAGGATTCTGTTTAGGTAATACCGTTAAGTATATTGCCAGAGCTGGAAAGAAAGATGCTACAGTCCAAGAGCTTGAAAAAGCTTTATGGTATTTGGAAAGAGAAATCAAAAACTTAAAAGATGGCAAAAAAAGTTCTTAAGCAGGTAAGCCTGATAAAAGACTTCTGTAAGCCTGATATAGATTATTCCTTTCAAAAATCAATTTCATATAGTCAAACTCTATCATACAATACTTGCCCGCACCAATGGGCATTAAAGTATGTTAAAGGATTACAAGAGTATAAACCTTCCATTCATACAGTCTTTGGTACAGCAGTACACGAAGTAATGCAGGAATGGTTAACAGAACTCTATGAAGGTACAGTAAAGAAGTCAAATGAAATGGACTTCAAACAGATGTTACAGGAAAAAATCTTTAGTATCTATGCTGAAGAGAAAGAGAAGTATGGAAAACATTTCTCTACCTCTCAAGAGCTTTCTGAGTTTCATAATGATGGAGTTGAAATACTACAATACGTTCGTAAGAAACGCTCTGTTTACTTCGGTACCAAGTACTATAAGCTGGTTGGAGTAGAAATTCCACTAGTACATAAGATAGCTGAGAATGTTTTCTTCAAAGGGTATATCGATATTGTACTTTATGATGAGCAAGATGATAAGTATATTATTTTAGATATCAAAACATCAACCTCAGGATGGAATGACTATGCAAAGAAGGATGATAAGAAGTTAGCACAGTTACTACTCTACAAAGAATTTTTAGCAAGACAATTCGGTATAGATGTTGATAAGGTAGATGTAAAGTACTTTATTGTTAAGAGAAAGGTTCCTGCCAATCCAGAATTTGCAGTAATGGGAAGAAGAGTTCAAGAATTTATTCCTCCTTCAGGAAAGATTAAGAGAGGTCAAGCTACTACAGCACTTTCTAAGTTTATTAACGATGCCTTTGATAGTCATGGACAGTATATTGATAAAGAGTATGACAAGACTCCTTCTAAGTCAAACTGTATGTTTTGTGAATTTAAAGGAACAGAGCATTGCCATGCAGGTGTTTTAGGATAAGGGTATATTTATATATACATATAATTATATAAACAATGAACACTAAAAAATTAACATCGGTTAAAGTAGAAGAAGATCTTCTACAGGAATTTAAAGAGCAATGCGTAAGGCATAAATTTTCTCTACAGAAGCT